CACGTTTACAGCAGTGCAAACCGATTACCTAATGCTGACCAACGCCCAACGCGAAACCCTAGCCCTAGTAGATATTGGCGACACCATCACAATTACCAACACGCTGACGGGCGGAGAGGTAGCCCAAGAGTTAAGCGTCGAGGGCGTAGAACACCGCCTAGATTTTGTTACAGGCCACCGGGTCACCTACTACACGGCGCCTACAGTGATCGTTTACGAGTTCATACTTAATGACCCGATTTATGGCAAACTAGACATACAAGACCCGCAACCCGTTTTAGGATAAAGTAAACCCATGGGCGCTAACGCAACTACCTTTGTACCAAGTTATACCAGCGGCGAGGTTTTGACCGCTGCCAATTTGTCGGTAACGAATAGCGGCATACCCGTTTTTGCTACCACGGTTACGCGCGACGCGGCTTTCGGCGGCACAGGCGAAAAGACTTTAGCCGAAGGCCAGTTTGCTTACATTGAGGCAACGAACACTACGCAGTATTACGACGGCGCGGCTTGGCAGTCTGTCGGTGTTTCGCCGGGTCTTGTGCTTATCAAAACTCAAACTATTGGTAGCGCGGTTGCAAGCGTAACCGTTTCAGACGCCTTCAGCACAACTTACGAAAACTACAAAATTACAATTAGCGGCGGAGTTGGTAGCACGGATGCCAGCATTGGTCTACAAATGGGCGCAACAACTTCTGGCTATTATGCGTCACTCTCTGCCGTTGTCTACAGCAGTCAGGCTGCACTTCTGAGATCAGATAATAACGCTGCAAAATGGACTAGGGCAGGCGGAGTTAATACTGGTGCAATTTCTATGAACTTAGACATTTTTAACCCCTTTACAGCACATAACACACTTATGTTTGGTAACAAAGTGGACACAGGCACAGGCGGCGGAAGCGGCGCAATGAACGGCTTTCTTAATAACACAACTTCCTACACCGCTTTCACAATTAGCCCTGACGCTGGCACATTGACAGGCGGAACTATTCGCGTTTACGGATACGCAAACAGTTAGGGCATAAAATGACATACCAAGAAGCAGTAGCGTTATATCCACACGACGAAGTGCATATCCAAGTTGATGACGTAGTTCGGCCTATGACCCCTGCCGAGTACGAAGCGTTTATACAAAAACAAGTTGATTATGTTCCGTCCGCTGGCTAAATATGCGGCACTTGTTTTTATGGTTGCAGTAGTAGCGGCGGTATTAAATGGTTGCACCGTTTCTAAAACCAACACAACTTACCAATGCTTTACAAAGGCGGCGTGCGACAATGAAAACCCCTGAACAACAACACGCGGCACTAATAGTTTTTGTTGGCCGTTTGTTAGCGGTATGTTTTACTTTTACCGTATTTGCGTTTATCTACGGAGTGCTTTTTGTAGACCAACCTGAAAAACAGGCGCCCACTGACGCGCAACTAATAGACCTGCTGTCCACGTTGCTAGTGTTTTTAACTGGCACACTGTCGGGCCTTGTGGCGTCTAACGGCCTTAAAAGCAAAACCCCGCCAACTGAATAATGGCTATACCGCCAATAAAAAAACTGATAATGCCTGCCTCGCTGCAGCACGTTAAGCCGGGCGAACTTCCGCCTAGCCTGCTGATCGAGGTTAAACCGTTTGGCAAACTGCACCCACTGGCTGCTAACGCCTATAACGCTGTTAGGGCTGCCGCGTTTGCTGCAGGTATAAAACAATTTAAGCCGATTAGCGCAGGCGATACTTACCGCAGTGTTAGTTTGCAGCGCCAAGGATTTTTGGCCCGCTACACACTTGACGTTATACCCGGGCAAAAGCCCCGCGTATACGAAGGCAAAAACTATTACTTAAAACCCGGCAACGCACCAATGGCAGTACCCGGCACAAGCCGCCATAACTTAGGTTTGGCCTGTGACTATGCAAATATGAGTGGCCCCACGTTTGAGTTTATGTGCGAACACGGCCCACGTTTCGGCTGGTCATTGGAAGTAATGCCCGCTGAACCTTGGCACTGGTTTTATTGGCCCGGCGACAAAGTGCCAACAGCCGTAACCCAATACCTACAAGGTTTGCAACCAGTATCCCCCACCGCGTAACACGTGCCTACTACGGTTTTATGACCGACGAAAAGAGGACTACCACGCATGAACGAACTACAAACGTTTACCTATGAATGTTTTATAGGCCGTATGGATAACGGCCAGCAAGTGTTAGTACAGATTTTTAGAAACCCTGCCAGCCTCGAAGTGTTGGCTAGTCAGATCGCGTTTCGTACCGCTGCCGGCGACAGTTGGCAAACGCCTTACCAGTTGGAGAAAATGCCATGACCCCATTTGTAGCAAAGTTGGCGCTAGGCGCTGTTTGCACTATTGCCGCGTCGCTGTTGGCTTGGGTAATGCCCGGGCTACCTGACAGCGGCCCAAGCCGCCCCGTAGCCGTTGAGTACGTTTACGAGGCAACCCCACTACTGCCCACCACAACGACGGTAAGCCCGTTTAACGAAGGTAACTGCCTGCAGGTAGTGTCACTGGCCTTAGTGTTGGGTTGGCCTGCTAGCGAGGCTGACACAATAGCCCAAGTAGCAGCCCGCGAAAGCCGCTGCACAAGCGACGCATATAACGCGCTAGACACTGCAGGCGGTAGTTATGGCCTTTACCAAATAAACGGGTTTTGGTGCAACCCCTCGACGTATTGGCCGCAAGGCTGGCTACAGGCCCAAGGCGTACTTACCGACTGCCAACAGTTATTTGACCCAGCAATAAACACAAAAGCCGCCCTAGCCATATGGTTAAATAGTGGTTGGGCGCCATGGAAAACAGCCCAATAACCCGATAACAGAAAGACACCCGACATGCAGGAACCAATAGAACCCGACACTGGCATAACTGAACATACGCGAAAAATGTTTGCGCTTATTGACGATTTAGTAAGGCCAAACCACGTTGCTAAACCAGTTAATACACACGTTTACCACCTAATAGGCGAACTCGAAGCGCTACGCCAAGACCTGCTACGCATGGAAGACGTGCGCGCACGGTTTTTAGAACTGGCCATAATCGAGTTAGAGAAACTGCAATAGTGTTTAGGTGCAGCCTGACCGCTGAGGATTTAGACCGCTGCAAACTTATTGCAGATCAGATCAGCAGCAATAGCCGCGAATATAAACAACGTTACGGCGCACACAAACGCGTTACAGACCCCGAAACACTAAACCTAAACGGTGTGCTAGGCGAATACGCGTTAGCAAAATATCTAGGTTGGGCGTACTGGTACACCGAATATGACCCCAGCGCATACGACGTTGCAGGCTACGAAGTTCGATCTACACGGCACGCTAACGGCCATTTGATAACCCACCCGGGCGACAAACCCGGCATATATGTATTGGCCATAATCGAGGCCGAAAACATGGTAAGGCTGCACGGCTGGCGAACCCTAAAAACGGCAAACCTGCACCGCCACTGGCGAACCGATATGCACACCCCCTGCTATATGACCCCGCAAACCGAACTATGGCCTATGGATATGCTGCCAGCAACCGCGTTATACCTATGTGGTAAAACAGACTAAGTAAACCCGACTAGAAAAGGACACCCGACATGCAAGAAAAAGTAGAAACACCCAACACGCAACTACAAAAAGTTACGTTGCTAGTTGCTATGCACGATTATGACCCCGAGGATATGAACGCGGGCGAATGGCTAAATAATATTTTAAGCGCGTTTATGACAGAAAGACAAACAAGCACCTACGCCGCACAGGCGTTTTGGAAAGCCATGCAAATAGTAAAAGTAGAAAATTGCGAAGTGGTGGTTACTAATGTCGTGGAATGATTTAGCAACCGAAAAGCAGTTATACCTAATAATGAAACTGCAAAAAGAATTAGGGCGCACACCAAAAACGTTTGGTGGAATAACTAAGCGTCAAGCGAACACGCTGATAACTGACCTGCAAGACGAACTAACCGCTACGAAGGCATACGAGGCCGCTAATGGCATTTGATTTACAAAACTACGTTGATGTACCAACTCGACTTGCTGAGGCATACAAGCGTTGGCCTAACCTACGCATACAAGAAACCGTAAACGAAACAGTAACTATGCCTGACGGCAGTTGCTTTATACGTTGCACGGTTTCGGTTTGGCGTGATGAACTTGACAAACTGCCAGCAATCGCTACAGCAGCCGAACCATACCCCGGCAAAACGCCTTACACCAAAAACAGCGAGTTCATGGTAGGCATGACTAGCGCCCTAGGCCGTGCGTTGGGGTATATGGGTTGCGGAGTGTCTAAAAGTATTGCTAGCCGTAATGAGATCGAGGCACGCCAAGACCCAGCAGCACCGGGCGAAGTAATCGCACCACGTGGCAAGGCTGTAGCGGGCAGCGCTGCAGGCAACCCCAGCGCCCCTAGCGGCAATTTTGCTAGCGCTAAGCAGATCAACTTTATTAAAGCGTTGGCTAAAGGCCGCGAATATGACGAAGGCGAACTACTAGAAAAAATCCATGAGATACTAGGCAAAAACGACGTAATACTAGAAACTCTTACAGCCAGCGACGCCACAAAAGTTATCGGGGTTCTAAAATGACCCGTTACAAATCTAACTACAGTTACGCGCAAGATTTACACGACAGCCGGCAACGCAGCATGGAACTAGCACGCAAACTGGCAGCCGAACAGGCGTTAGTAATGGACTTAAATAACCAAATAGCCGCGCTGAACGTCGAGGTAGAACGCTTAACTGACGAACTGAACCTAGCCCATGAAGCATTACGCAGGGCGTTTAAGCCACAATGACGCCTAACCTGATGAGTGAACGCGATCTAAAAAACTGCATAGTGAACTATGCGCGCCGCCACGGCTGGTTAGTCCACCACGATTTACCTAGCCAACGCGCCAACGGCAGTTGGGCGACAGCAGTACAAGGCGATAGCGGTTTCCCCGATTTAGTGTTAGTACACCCGGGTAACGCCGATGAAAGAGTGCCGGCACAAATCATTTATGCCGAACTTAAAACGCAGCGCGGCACACTAACTGCAGGCCAGCAACAGTGGTTAGACGCGCTAACGGCAGCAGGTCAAACAGCGGTAGTGTGGCGGCCCGCAGACATACCAGCGATTTTTACAGATTATATAAAGCGTTAGACAACTGGCTAAAACCAAGGCCTACACCCGTCGCACGGTGAAAGGTATAAAACACGGTGACGTGGGTAGATCGGCGCGCCCTGAAACATGCAACACGAAATGGATTAGGCAAGGCGCCGAGGCGGGCTGTAAACATAATCAGCCAAGTAAGTAATGCTAGGTAACGGACTGAGTGCAACCCGTGGGCGGGCATTACTGCATTAGGCTTAATGGTGCCGGCATAAACAAACCGATAACAAACTAAACCCAACCGAGGTAAACCCGACATGATGAACTACTACTACTCAGCATTAGCAAGCCGCGCAAGCGGCGCGGTAGCCCAAGCGAAGCGCGGGAGTAGCCATGCCAAGTAAACGCGAAGGCCCACGCCCACGTAACCAAGCAGACTACAAACGCAACAAACAAATACTGCTAGCAGAAAACCCATTCTGCCATTGGTGCAACATGCCGGCCACGGAAGCAGACCACCTAATAGAAGTTGATCGAGGCGGCGACAACTCA